TCATGCTTCAGTCAAAACTACCGGCAATTTTATGTCATCTGGAGAAACTGGCCACTCGATATCCGGTGCCGCACTTACATCAATATCATCAAGCGCTATACGATATGACTTCCACAGTTTCAACTCAGCAGCCTTATCCTGCCCCGCATCGACCCGGTCTTTCAATATTTCTATCTTGTTGCTGGCATCGCTAATCAATTTTGATTTATCGATTTTAGCTTGAGTAACATTGATAGCTTTAATTTCAGCAAGTTGTTCGGCGGTCGGTGGTGGCAAATCTACCCATGCGGGCCGCCCATTAACGGTACCCAACGTTTTCCCTGCGGGTGGTTCCTGTCGCCAGTACGTTGATAGTTCCTCATTACTAACAACAATAAGATTGTCTGTGACATCAGTGCTATAGCTTCCATCTATTGCCATATTCTCGGGGATAAACGCTGCTAACTTCGAACTAAACAAGGCTCTCATATCAATATCCTATAGCTATATAGTAAATGGCTACGCTCTGGTCGTTTCTTGCATTTTGCACAGACCCAGTAATGGTTGATACCGGCCCTGATACGCTAGGAATACCAGACAGGTTGGCCGCGCTTGTTAGTGGAGATGTGGTGCTAGCTGTTGTAGTTGTTCCAACAATACATGCTGTTGGGAATGGAATGGGTAACGGATGACTCCAATTAGCAACACCGATGGTATTTGTTAATAAATTGGGCGTAAAACCCCATTGGATAATCAATCCCCCCAGTACGTCAGGTATACGAATATAATCATGACTAGTAAATGCACGTTTACTGAACAAGCTCATCACAGCAGCAACAGTTGGAAGTAGCGACGTGCTTGTCCCTGCCGCCATTTCCGCATTAGTTGCAATGCCCTTTTTAGCAGCGTCGCCCAAACCAAGGTTTAAGAGAGTCTGCGCAACAGCTGCTGGGCCAGCGTCTTTAATTTCAGATAAGTTGTTAGCTTTCTGTAATGCATCACCGAGCAGTTCAGCTAAATTGAGATTGGCCTGGGCCTCTGCAACCGCTGCCGAGCCAGCCGCTTTTATCTCTGCTAAATTCCCGGTGACTTTTAAACCCGCATCACTCACTGTTTTAACTGCTTTAAGTGTCGCGGCGAGCGTCTCACTAGAGCTGTTAATTAAGTTGCTTAGTTGAGTGATCCCTTGCTTCGATGTTGATGCTATAGGTAAATTGCTATTGGCGTATTTCTTTATCGCCAGCTCCAGACTAGCCAGTAATGCTGCCGTATTGCCGTTATCAAGCACATCATCACCGGATTGAGTGGCGATAAAATCAGCCAAAACAGATGCAATGAACGATGATTGACGCCACACTTTATTGAGTTGCTCAGACTTCGCCACACCTGAAGAGAACCCGCCAGAACGCGCGGCCAGTGCCTCATATTCTGCCTGCGTCATCACATTGGATTCAGCACCCAGACCGAACGGAAGAATTTCATTAGCCATTTGTTGCCCTTAATGGTGAACCCCAGGATGCACGATCGAACCCTCGGGAATATTCGTTATCTAAATCGAAGCCGAATAACGCACCGGCCTCAGTTGAAATGATGTAATTGGTGACGCCAACACCTGCCGGTTTAACGTCTAAATATCCCTGCGCAATAACCGCCCGCATCACTGATGAGATTTGCTCACCGGCAATGTAAATAGTCATGGTCATGTCGAAGTTATCGACGGCGAATATCTTGGTGCGCCCGTCAGGGAAAATGCCCTGGTAGATATCGCTGAGGGTTTCTACCGTGCCGTCCCAGTGGTTAGCCTGGATTTTTGCCCGCAGTATCGTGCGGTAAGTCTCATCATCCAATCGGGTAAAACCGGTTAGCGAGTCATATGGCCCTTTCCAACTACCGAAATCAAAACCCAGCCCCTCGGTATCCAGTGAGAAATAGACATCGGTGATTGGCGTTCTGATGTTTCGGCCAATCCCCACCCACAGCCCGACCGCATCCTCTTGATTGCCTATTGAGCTATCGAGGTCAAAGTCGTTTGTAAGTTGATTTGTCGTTTGCTGGATACCGAGGAACGGTGCGGTAATTAGAGATATATGATCGTAAAACTTAGGTTTATTTTTGTGATATGGCGTGATGAGACGTTGATATTTAGTCTCACTCATTAAGTCACCACTAAAGTTATATTCTCCGGCACACAAGCAGCGGCATCGTTAAAGGCTATCTCAATGTTGTTTTCAGATAGCGCCACAGGAGAAATGCCGATTTCCAACAAAGTAATATCGTAAGTCAGCCGTTCAATGCTGCCATTTAATTGCGCAGGTAGATCAAGCCGCTTAATACGTACCGGCTCGCCAATTTCTATTTCATTAATATATTCCGCTATTGAGTTTTTAATAGCGGTACCGATTGATGAGGTATAGCCCTGTAGCGCCTTAATTTCTAATCTGACATAAATCTGTACGGTACCTTTGCGGAAGAAATTAATCGGATGAACAATCCCATACTTATCCGTAATCGGGATTGTGGTGGTACCGTACGTCCCTGAACCAGGTCCCTTTTTCAGTGCAATGGCTTGTGCAATTTGTGTCGCGTCACCACCATCAACTACGATGGATATCGAGTGACTGGGTATTCCATTGCCATCGGTAATGCTTGTGTCGTTCTCATAGCCGCGATACCGCTCAACACCACTGATACCCGCGATGGCCCCTAAGATACCATCCAGCACCGTGCGCGACGGTAGCGCCACTGATACCGACTGTCTGACACGCAACTCTGCGTCCATTTCTACCGGCTTACCCGGAGTTGCTCCTGTTGGGTTATTGACGCTTAACCAGCCCCGCGTCGGTGTTGCTATCTCATTCACTGTATTTGCTAGTGCAACAATTGCACCCGGTACAGAGCAAATGGCCGTTACGGTTGCCGTGCCGGCCAGACCAATAACCACGCTGGCCGGTAAATCCCAGCGAACGCTATCAGCATCACGTGCCGCGCCATTGGTTATCACTAGCCCGACACTACCGGTGATCAGCAAATCGACTGTAGAGTTAGTCTCCTCATTACGTTTAATGCCGTTGATTTTCACATTACTGGAAAGTCCATTGCCGACTGCGGTTGCCGGAGAGAATGAGTTATATACCGCAATAGCGCTATTGTTAGCGTCGTGGATTCCTAGCGCATATAAAGTAACCATTTGCCCGTCTTTACTGTCAGCGTCCAGATAGCTATCACCGCCATAAATCTCTTGGAAATAACTGACCAGAGTGCTACGGATAGTCTCAAAATCGGGCGCAGTTATCCCCGTGGCACTGACAATTGCATTCAGCCCTAACGTATCAAGGTTTAACATTTATGCCTCGCTGGTCACGGTGGTGGTGCCGTAAATAGTGTCTATTGTTGCAGTGAAAGTGACGCGACGATTTTCGCCGGTATAGCTGGCTTCAAATTCCAGAATTGCGCTAACGCCCTGCGTATCAAGAATACGCTCACGGATAGCCAGGATATAAACATCAGAGCGTTGCTTGCCGAGTACCGACTGAATATAAGGCGTACCCTCGGTTAAATCTAAAAACCACTGGCCGCGCCATAATTCAAAGCGGGTTTTCACCGCCTGAGCGACCGCCTCCGGGGAGTCAATCAAGAATGTGTTATCACCCTGACCGAATGTGTAATCGCCGCTCTCGTCCTCTCTGCGATACCTCATATCGGCCCCCAGGTATCGCCGCCACCCGTTTGCACACCGCCGTGCTTGTGAGATTTGACACTGACGCCGCCAGCCGTGACATCATTAGTGACAGTAATAGGGCCAAGCATATTGGCATTACCACCGCTTTCTCCCATCCCTTGACTGAGAGAGCCGTTTATCGTCACTGCCCCGTTTAGCACAATAGTTGGCGAAGTGATTTCAGTGCCACCCTGCGCATTAGCTATCAGCTTGCCTGATGTCTGCACGGTGACGGTGTGGTCTGTGGGGTTAATTTCAACATACGCACCACCATCATCACTGCGAAACTGCGCAGCGCTGGTGCTGATACCACTGATTTTCTTTGCCTGCGACTGAGGGCCAATAATGGCGAATGCATCAGATAAATCATGCTGACGGGAATCTACTGGTTCCTGAACACCGCCGTTCTGCCACCAGAAATCTATGCAGCGATCGGAGAATATCAGCAGGCACTCGTCTCCAGCTTTGACCGGGAATGTCAGTGTGCACCCACCGCCGCGTGGAAAAATTACAGGGACGTCTACCAAGAGAGGTAAGTCTGCTGATTCACTATCTCCAGACATTCCAGAATCATTACCTTTGATGGCGAGTAAAACGGTGCAGGTTACGGCGTCAGTATCGAATGATTGAATAATCCCCGGCATAGCAACTCTTAGCTGGGTAGAGATAGAATCAGCAATTGCTTGCGCAGCTTGCTGTTCACCACCGATTTGGGATTGAGTAGGGATTGGCATAAAAACTCCATAAAAAAACCCGCCAGGAAGCGGGTTTGGTTGATCGTTACAGTGGTTAGGTTCTAATTTGTGAGCCTCTTCAGCTCTTGCGCTACAGCATGCACATCATGAATTCCCTGCGCCGCTTCTACCACAAAGTCAGCGAAACCCTCTGTCGGAATTATGGGTGCACCATTCATATCCAGAAATACCATTGCTGATGCAACAGAAGTTCTTTTATTTGCATCATTGAAGCCATGCCCTCGAGCTATTGAAAGCAACAGCGACGCGGCCAGCACAAACAAATCACTTTCACCCTGGTATGCATGAAGGTTTTCAACGCGGGCCACCATTCCTTCAACAAGACCAATATCTCTGTATCCTGCCAGCCCACCATAAGACTCTAACTGACTGTCGTGGATGGCTATGACCTGCTCAACAGATAAGAAAAAAATCATTTATCTGCAAGTTCCTTGAACAAGGCCTGATTCTTTGGCTTGCCCATCACCCGAGCAAGAGACGCATCAAATTTAGCCTGCTGTAACTCTGCAAACTGCTCAGCAGTGATGACCACCATATCAGGAGCTGAACGGCGGGTAATCGTCACGGGCTGATTGACGGCGGTATCTAGTACGCTGGAAAATTTCTGACGAGCATCGGAAAAGGTCAGGGTGATCATCGGGGGCTCCTTGGACTGTTTCAAATTACTATCAGCTTAATTGTACAACTAAGTTGATAGTAAAACCAGATCAAGCCGATATGAGATCGTCAAAAAGCACAATTGAGTGTGCTATTTAACCTTAACGCAGTCGTAAGTGGCATACTGGCGCGGCGCATCCATGCTGGCTTGTAGCCATTGCGCGTTGAGGATAGTTTTTCCATCACGCCTTATGTACTCAATTCCAACCCAACGCCCTGGCTGGTCCGTAGCCATAGTCCACTCTACTTTGAAATTGTCGTAATCTTCTTTCTGCTTGAGGAATGTTACTTTTTGGGTTTCTGGCTTAGCTCCGTTTACACGGAACCATCCATCATTCGGCCCCGGAGTCACCAAATATGGCCCGCATTGGGTATCCGCAAAGCTTGAAAAAGAAAACATTAATACCGCGCCAGCAAGTATCTTCAACATTCAACTCATCCTATTTTTTGCAGCATCACTGACCAAATCACGAGCGCCACGCGCGAAGCACATCAAATCCATGTACCATTCCTGCCCTCTTGTGTCGCCAGTATAAGCGATGGCTTTGACGATATAAACGCCATCCGTCGCAATGCTCGCAGCTTGTGAAGTGGTACCAGCTAACACACGATTGCCGTTTTCATCAATCTCCGAAATTCGGTCTGGTGACTGAGCAACCTCGTTGTTGCCAATAGTCGTACGGTATACAGATGCCTGATCCAACTGAATAAGCCCGTTAATGCGGATATTGGGGTTAATCAAGCAACGTACATTCACCCCCGCACCCATAGTTTGCTGTGGCATACCAACAAGTCCGGTATCAGCGCTCAATACGATAGCTTCGTGAATATACTTATCTTCGGGAACCATCTGCACCTGCCCATCCACCAACTGCCATGTTGCGTTACACTGCGCGGCAATGTTATCCATGACGTTACGCGATGCGTTATAGAGTACGCGACCACGCGGAAAAACAGTTGTTGGCATACTGCCAGTAATGCCCTTGGTAACGCCGAACGCGTTGAAGCCCTGCATCGTTACGTTATGCAGATCAGCCACTGTATATCCAGCCGCTATGGTAGTTTTAGTCCGCGCAAAAAGAAATGCCTCATGATCGCCAATAGCCTGGATGAGCACCCATGAATCAGTGATATTATCTTTTCCTGTCACCGTGAAACGAATATCACCGTCAAAAATAAGACCATAGTTCTGGTCACCAGTTTGCCCCTCCAGCCCTTCAGGAACACTCCGTACCACGCCCACCTGACTAGCACCCACATCTGGCGCGATACCATCATACCCTGCGATAATGCGTATTTTGGAGAACTCTTGCCCGATGATTTTACTGGTAGTGTCCGTCGATAGGTTGTAAATTTTCACGTTCGCCACACGCGGCCATTTTGTATCCGCCCATTCTATTTGGAAAGTAACTTTGAAATCAGAAAGTGAAATACCCTTTCCATTCAGATCTAAAATCTGCAATTCGAAATGGCGCATCCAGTTAGTTGACATGTTTACTCCTGTACAAAAATGAGGTGGCTGCGTCCGCCAAGATTAGTTTTAGTCGGGTACTCAGGGGAACCATTGTCACAGCCAACAACCATCGCGCCACTGACACCCAAATCTGGATATTGCCCCAGCAAATCAACGCCCGGAACAAGAGGTACGCCAGACAAAAGTATTTCGTCACCACTGTCCATCAGGTCCATTATCCAGCCAGCGGTATCCCGCCAGACAATCTTGATGGTGTAAGTCACGCCAGCCAGTTGAATGCGGAACTGCTGATTGTTCGGAGTAAGTGGGATCTCGGTTATGTTCATCTGATACCTATAGCGTTTCCAAGTGATGTCCCTTTAAGCCCATCAAACCAACCCGTTGATTTAAGCACTGACTCATTAACCGGTGTGGTGGATTTAGTGCCTGCGTTCTGGATACCTGACGTGCTGACGCCATCCTTCATATCTGATTTATCAGCTACCTGTACAGACTCAGTTTGAGACATAATCACTTCACGCAGTGTAAGAACGCACATCAACACGTTTTCACTGGTTTTATCGGTCGTCACCCCAATAGCGCGAATAAGCATATTGCTGTATTTCCGCTTACCGGTAATAACATCGAATGGTTTCCTGCTGGACTGTAAATCGAGGATGTCCTGATAGACCTCTCCCGGGCTTTTACCCAGGCTCAATCCGATGGTTGATGTATCCACGAAATCCAATAACGAACCACCACCCGCAAAGCCCAGCTCCATTGTGACTTCACTAGGACGCTTATACGCATGATCGGCAATAAAACCAGACGCACTATTGGTCGTTGGACGTTCGACAGGATGCTCCGTAATTTCCAGAGCATCAGAATGTTTCTCCGATACAACCACTGACGGGATAATAATTCCTATCCGTCGAGACTGCTGCCGGAAAATAGCAGAAAGAATATCCATTATCCTGGCACCCTCGGGAGTTGTTGGGTTAACTGTGAATTCACACCCTTCTGACGTTCCACGGTGAGCCTTGCAGCTTCGCGAGGGTCAGATACGCCGTGAATATGAATGTTAGTTTCCTGCTGGAGTCCCCCACCTGGCATATTACTGCGCACTTTGGGAATGTAATTGCGGGTTTCTTGTGGCATCAGGTCTAATCCGTGTTTCTGAACATTGCCGATCCCCCAGTTATAGGAGGCCAGCGCCTTATCCAAATCACCGCCATTCATCTTCAAGAGCATGCTGAGATATTTCGCTGCTGCGGCGGCGGATTTTTCAGGGTCAAAAACGTCATTGCCTTTAAGCCCCATGTCTTTCGCTGTAGGGTCCATAAACTGGAATAACCCTTTTGCTTGCCCATATTTGGTTTTTGGACCTAGCGCAAACTGGTTACCACTGGACTCTGTCATTGCCAAACTGCGCAATAAACCCGTAGGCAGGTTGTTTAATGCCTCCAGTTTTGTGAGGGTGGGTTGTAACCGACTTAAAAGATTTGCGCCTGACGCCGACGCTGTTGGCCTTTTTACTGACTGCGCATGTTGCTCAGGCTCTGCCCCGTTATTTTCTCCCCGAAACCACCTGCCAACGCTCCTTGGGTCAAAGCCTGTTTTATCCTTAACCCAATCGGCGTGGCTATTAGCTCTATCGGTTACCGAAGGCATGGCATCTGGCTGATCGCTGCCCTGACTTAACAACGCTTTTCCTATCCTGGCTACCTCACCCCAATTGCCCTCTTTCAATGCATTAATCAGGTCACCGATCATCGATATCATCTTGCCGAACTCGCCGAATTGCTTCGTCAGGTTCTCGATATCGCCTTTTAGCGTCCAGCTTTTCAAATTAACGTTGAGCAGCCTGGCGATCTCAACGCCGACACCTTTGATGGAATTCGTTAGATCATCTATTCCCTTGAGTGCGGCGGTTATCTCTGGCTCCCATTCGCCCCAATCAATCAGGCTATTCCCGCCCTCTTTCCATGTTTTATAGTCGTCGTACAGGGCAAAGAGCGCCGCACCTAGCGAGAGCACAATACCTACTGGCGACGTCAGGAACGCTGTATTGAGTAAACGCCATGCCACCAGCAAACCGCCAAACAACATAATGAGTTGCTGCGTGACCGGGTCTAGTTTTTTAAACCAGTTTATGACGTCACCGACAGCCTGACCGGTGCGCCATAATACGCGCGTGACCGCATCCCCAGCCCAGAGAATGCCCTTGATAACCTTCATCAAAACCATTTCAATCTTCGGCCAGTTGTCTAGAAGTTGCTTGCGTAAAGAATCAACCTCCCCTGCCAGCCCATCAGCCAGATTTGAGCCTATTTTGTCTCGGGCCATGCCCGCCATTTCACCGAAAGCATGCAGAGAGGTCATGAATTTATTTGCGCTGACTGCAGCGGTGTCGGCGTTATAACCGATGGCCTTGGTCATCTGCGAATATTGCGCACTGAAGTTACCCAGACCACGCCGCATGGCCATCAGTGTATTTTCATCAATGCCTAGCATCTGCGCATACTGATTGGCGCGATAATACGGTATGCTGCTGAGCTTCTGGCCAACACCCGTAAAAACGGTAGCCATATCCCGCATGTTGCCTTTCGCATCGCGGGTCTGTACGCCCATGCGGTTTAGAAAACTTTCTGCCCCTGGGCTGTTGCGGATAAAACGTGACAGGCTTTCAAGTGAAGACCGTGCGCCATCAACACTCCCACCCATTTGTGAAACGGCATACCCTACCTGCTTAATGCCCTGTACCGTGGCACCGGTACGCTGTGAGGCCCAATATAAATTATCCAGCCCACTGGCAACCTTCGCGGTGAACGCCACTACAGACAGCGCAGCGCCCTCAACAACTGCGCCCATTTTAAGCACATTGGCCGTGACGCCCGCGACCACAGCGGAGAATTTCTTCTCCCCCGCCTCGTCCAGTTCAAAGCCAAGACTGACCAAAAAATCCTTAATGGTTTCAGCGTTACTCATTGTCGGCTCTCCACTTGTCTATTTTTGCTTTGTTCTCTGCCTCGATATCAAGGTAGTCGTTCAGTAGCGCAATTCGACACAGGTCTACCGCACCGCTATCAAGGTCTTTCTGGTCGATGTGAAATACCTTTACCGGTCGCAAGATAAAATCCTCGCCACCCGGCAAGGTTTCAAGCATCAATCCGCTGACAGTGCCAATGGTTCGCTCTCTTGGAGTTCGCGCAAAAAATTTCCCATCGAGTCGCCCACCACCCGACCCACGATTTGCAGCATTGCCATCAGATCAATGTCATCAAACATCACTTCGCCACCGGTAAAAATCGGGTTATAGGCGCTGCCGTTCTTACGCGACACCCTCTCTAAACAAGGGTGAATAATGGCGTTGCAGTCCTCTTCGCTGATATCGGAAAGCGACTGGGCAATACTGGGTAACGCCGTCTCAATCGTCACCGTGCCGCTTCGCAGGTCCTTAACGATGCCCGCGAGTAGCGGTAGTAGCTTACGTGATACCTTCAGTTGCGCGAATACGTCCAGCTTTTGAGAACGGTACTCAATACCTTTAATCGTGAATTCCATTAGTTACCCCTTAAAAAGTACCCAGCAGTTGATCAACCTTGATGCAGTCAAATACCCACGGCACCAGCGCACCGTCTTTTGCGTTATTGAAATCCGGCTGCTTTTGGAATGCACAGCCACGCGCGGCAAACGTGTCACCGCTGGCGGTATTGCGGATAAGAATGATGTTATTGCCCCAGGTTGCACTCGATTGTGCCTGCGCGTTATACATGACCGACAATTTGCGATTGGTTGGGCTGGTTTTCAGCAGGTTCACCGTCAACGTGCCACCTTTCCCCGCGTGGAGACTGTGCATGCCTTCCCCGTCCGCACCAATTGTCATGGTGTTTTTATTCTCGATCATCGATGTGACAATCCCCTCTTCGGCGACGGCTGCGCCATAACCCAGATCGAATGAACCGCCCACACCGACAATGGAGGCGGTAATATCCATAAAGCTATAAGTTGACATTAATCAGCCCCTTAGCGGTTAACATTGATGATGACATCGGCGTAGTGAACAGCACCGGCCAGTTTGATGGCAGACTGCATCACCGGCGCTTTACGCCCTTCACGGTCAGCCTGCGCCTGTGATGCCATCGGCGGTGCGTACACGTAAAAGCCTTTGGTCAGCGTGTCGCCAGTTTCTAACGCGCCGAAACTATCACCACCCCACACGCCGGGAGCCACCAGCCCGTTAGTGACCGACTGATCCAGCGACCTCTCTACGTTGGTGAGTAAGCGAGTTACGCCAGCGTCTGTCTGAGGGATTTTAGTCGTGCTGGTAAACAGCAGGTTATAGAGGTTGTTCTGGACGTAGTTCTGCAACCAGTCGAGGCCGTGGCGTTCATCAAAGAAATCGCCGTTGCACATCACCCCCTCTTGAATAATGGCCGTGTCGTTGTCGTAATTGACGAACACGTTGCAATTCTTCGCTTTCAGCGCATTAGCTTGCGACTGAGAAAGTGATTCAGCGGTAATGCCCGGCTGTTGTTTAAATTTCAGCGTGATAGTGGTGTTATTGCCGTTAAAGTTCACTGTAAACGCCCGGCCAAAGATCGAGGCAACAGCGTACGGGCTGGCGCTGGAATACTGCACCAACGTACGGGCATAATTAGCCGCTTTCAGTTTGCTGGCGATATCGGTATCAATATCCGCATCCAGCGCACTCGTTACCTGTGTTGTATGTCCGTAAATCCGCGACACATCATCACTCTGGATAAACGAGGCAATGCTGATCACGTCCACATCACTTAATGACGGATCAGCAATAACCAGCCCATACCAGCGGGTAGACATGTCGGCCAGCTTATAGATGCAGGCCTGAATAGTTTCACTCGCCAGACCTTGAACCGGCAGCGCACCGGCGCTCTCAACCAATCCCATTAGCACAGAAATATCGGTACCGGTCGCATTGGCCGAGCCATAACCGACTGCTGAGTCTTTGCCGGTGGTTTTGGAGGTGATGATAAAGCGGGAACCATTCCACTCAACAGTGGCAATAAGCAGCGATTCTTCGACTCTGGCAGCAATACCGTTAAGGTTCAGTTCGTCGGTCCAGTCAACATCCGCCACCACGGTTTCAACACCATCAACGGTGATTTTCATTGCACCGTCAGAAACCGCGGTAAAGTTAGCCATTAGCTGCTGCGTCGGGTTTAAAATTGCCCCGCGCAACAGTCCGGCCGCATCCTCTTTCACCCAGCGACCGACGAAAGAATCAATCGGTTGTGGTGATTGCTGATAGTACAAATTAGCAGCCTGATACTCAGGTGCTGTCAGACCAAAGTCAGATGCGATGTCTGTCGCACTGGAATAGCTGCGCAGGCGTTCGTGAGCGTCGATAACAGGCGACGGGCCAACCACCAGCAGGGAACCAAAGTTCCGCGCCATGGCAGCACGCACAGCCATATTCACCGTCACATTGACGATGTTAGAAACAGGTAATCCCTGCGACATGGTTATTCTCCGAAGAATTTAACGGGTGCGGAGGTCAGCGATTTAATGCCGTACTCGCGGATGACTTTACGGCGTAGCTTGATAGTGATATCGAAACGACGAACCCATTTGTTATTGATGAGTTCGGGAAAGGGATTAATACGGCTGTAACGGGCCAGAGAAAGGCCCATTTTCACCAGTTCGTCATTATTTTGGGTGATGGTCAGTCCATCGCGAAATTGGGTTGCATAGCGCTGTCCATGGGGGCCGTAGAAACTTGCCATACATTCGATCTCTTCGTGTCGCCATAACTCGGTGCTGTTTTCGGTTTGGTTCTCAAAGGCCGGGCTGGCATCGTCAGGAATATCGATAACCCCAAAACCACACCAATTGATATCAGCCTCCATAATCGGTGATTGCACGGCTGTCCATCGCGGGCGAACGTGACCATCTGCCAGCCCGGACACACCCCTCATCCACTGACTGAGTTGCCGCTCCAGCGTCTCATCGTAAGCGGGGCCGTCAGCCAGTGGCGTTAGCCATCCGGCTTCATCACTGCTGTTGTTGCTCAATGGGAATTCCTCCATCGAATGGCAGTAATTCACAGTGCGCCTGAACGAAGCCCGCGCCATATGCAGTGTAGGGGTCAACAAAGGTCACGCGATAATCGCGATTCTGATAAGTCACGATATCGGCATCACGCCCGGTCTGCCCCTGAGTCAGGCGCTCGATAGTCACAATAAGGATTGCGCCGCCAATGACATTCCCTGACATCATCCGGCGCGACTCAAGCGATCGGTCTACGGTAACCACACCCGCAAAACCCTTTTCGGTGACGGTGTTGGTGGCAAAACCGTCAGCATCGACCGTCTGAATGTTCCGTTTGACCACCAGTGACATGTCACAGAAATCCGGATCAAACAGCACATCGGTAACATCAAGATTTGGCATATTTGTCCCTCACGATAAAAGTTATTGCCCGTCGATATTGCCCTGAGTCAATGAGTGGCTTATCCCCGGTGCGACCGCGCCGCAATCGAGCACTGATAGTGCTGTCAGCTAAAGGAGTAAAGCCGGTAATAGTGATATAGCGTTTCACCGCATTACTGGCGATGGTGCCCGCCTGCTCTAGCGCCCGATCTGCTGCGGCCTGATTACCTGCCAAAACCGCCTGCGCCGCCTGTTTTAGCTTTTGTGTGGTTTCATCCTGTACCGACCTGACGCCCGGCTGTAAGTGGGGACGCGGGGGGATATTTTGCGCCGGTGAACCATACTCGTTGATATAACCGATCCCCGCATTACCGAAAGGGATATCCTCCCGCTCGCTTTTCTCCTCAGGAATACCAATCAACACATCTTTCCTGCCGATGGCCTTAAGCGCCGCCAACACATCATTCGCTTTATCTACCCGAACCTTTAAGCCGCTTTTCATAGCTGGCGACCACCCGCGCCGAACATCGTCACCAGTTGGTAAAATTCAGCCCCGTAGCGGGTGAAGTTCCAGAATGCTGCATCAGGGTTGAGCGTGGCGCTGTTGTCATAGCTAACGGAAACTTTATCGACACTCTTTGATGAGGCAACACCATTGGTGGAGCCACTACCGCCGCCCATCGCTGCTGCCTGCATATCTTTGGCCTGTAACGAGATGTAGTGAGCAACGAACAGCTCAACCAGATAGGGAAACATATTGTCTAGTAGGTTCTCATCAAGAAGGTTGTCGGCAAGTGATAATCGAAATTGTATTACCGCGTTAGGGTAACGGGCCTCATTCACAAACTGAGGGAAATCAGTCCTGAACTGTGCTGGTGTCGGTAGGTTTTTGTTCCTTGCCATTTGCTTTCACCTTCGGCTTAGTCAATTCATCGATTTGCTTCTGCATCTCAATAATTGAGTTATCACGATCAGCCAACGCTTGCGCCTGTTCATCGATTTGCTTCTGCATCTCAAGGATGGAGGCTTGCAGGTCGGTGTTACTTTGCTCAACCTCGCCGTCGATAACCTCGGCATGTGCCAGAGTGAACCAGTGCTCGGCAACTTCTTTCGTGACCTTATGAGTGCCGACCAGAAAACCGATATCCGGCTGGCCGGCCAGCGACAATTTAAACGCGGTGTGTACTGCAATTTTCATCATTTCACCTTACTGGCCTCCTGCGAGGCCATCAGAGTTATTAAATGCCGTCGAAGTAAGCCAGTGTTTCAATGTATGGGGCTTCAACCACACCCAGCTTCCCGTAATAGGTCACCAACTGCCACAATCCACGATACTGGATCGGGATGCTGGTCAGCGGTACCAATGGAAAACGCACATATTTACGGTCATTGGTGTAGGCCACCATGCGATCTTTACCCGCAATACCCGCACCTTTCAGCCACTTCACCGCGCGGATATTCAGAGGGATACCGTTCTGGTGGAAAGAGATAGTGTTAGTGGTCAGGTAGGTCAGTAAAGATTGGTTACCCGCATCAGACACAATAACCTGCGCCAGATAGGCGTACTGCTCAGGGGGTAACAGCAGGTCTTTCGGTACCACGGTATAGCCGGACGCCGCCCAAGCATCGGAAAGCACTTTGTTAATGGAGTCGCGAATCTCAGCCACGGTAGAAACCAGCCACGACTTAGTTGCGTTGCCAATCGCTACGCCAGTGTAGTTAGCCAGACCTTTTACGCCCAGATCGGTATCACCGAGATAGACCTGCTCATCGGCGTCCATGTGCCATTTCAACACCATGCCGTCATATTTCTGCGTATCGATTGGGCGGCCCATTTGTTGCGCTGCGGCTAACTCAATTACTGTCCAGCCCAGCTCCATACCCCACAACGTTAGCGGGAAGCCCTTTTTATCGATATCCAAGTTAATGCCTGCCAGTGCTGTCGATTCCTGACTAACCCAGTTTTTACCCTTTGGATTAGCACCGGTACCGGCTGCGGCAAAGCCAGTTTTAGTGAATGAACTAATCTCATCAGCAATATTCACATCTTCACGGAATTGAATATCGCGGGTATAAGTCGTTCCCACCAACGGCAGGTTAATCTCTGGATCTAATCGCTCCAGCTCCCCAATGAGGAATGCGCCGCTGGCATCAATGGTGCGCTGGCTGTCGTAAGTGATCATATTGATTGTTCCTTAAATCTTGTAAGAGATTTCAGTGTTACCAGCGGCATCACCGGCACCCGTGAAATAAGCGTTAGGCAGCACCACGGTAGCGTCAGCAATCGCGGCGGCCAGAACAGAACCTAACGGGCTAGCGTCGGTAGCATCCGCGATACGGATATAGACCGGCGCACCCTTAGCAACACCCGCCGCCGTAGCCCCGATATTGACCGACAGGTAACCGCGCTTTAGCGCATCACCGGCGAAGTTGTTGCTGGTCCCGATTTGGAGCACCTTATCTGGCGTTGAAGTGGTGGGGAATGGTCGAACAAAGATGCCGACGATTTTGTCAGCGGTGTCGTCCTCTTCCAGCGGTACAAAGAAATTGCCGATGAACTTACCGGCCAGGCCGTACTGGCTGAATGGGTTGGCCGTATTAATCAGTACCGGCTCAATAGTCAAATCCTGCGGGCGCGACACTGCCCCGGCAATGCCCGCAGGCATCCGGAATAAATATGCTGTCATGAATTAGTTTCCTTTTTTAGCCCAGAACGCGGCGTTCTGTTTATTGAGGTCGGCGGCGGTAGGTCGGCGATTTGGTGCGGCAGAATCGATAGTTCGGTGGTTCACCTGGGTGTTATTCCGCCCTTTGGCAATCTCGCTGGCCGCGATGAATGCCGCATCAAGGGAGAGTTTCGGCATTTTGGCAAAGTCGGGCTTATCGCCAACAATACCTTTCAGCAGCTTCTCACCCTCTGTGGTTTTAAACGCCGCATCTAATACGGTTCGTTTAAAGGATGCCAGCTTTCCCCCCTCGGGTAATTTAATGCCGGGTACAATCCATTCCGCGCGGGAAACCACATCCTGATGATAAGCCGCATCGCTGGTAATACGTCGCCCCTCTTCCTCCTCGTCTGGGTCGGCGTCGGTGGTTGCGCCTAACTTCTCCAGAATCGCGGCTAAGGTCGTTTCCATAGCAGCAACACGGCTTTCGATATCGCCACTATCATTAGTCGCGATGGCATCTAATTCAGGCTCCTGTTTCGGTAACGGTTGTTGTGGGTTAATGGTGATATTGATGGCCTTGGGCAGTTCGCAGGTACCCTCATCGCTGGTTAGCTCTGACGGGGCGCTTTCCATTGCTTCCTCCATCGCGGCGGCATCTTTGGTTTTGATTGCCCGGCGTAGCTTGGCGAACCAGGTGTTATTCATTGTCATACGTTTACTATCTCCAATTGAACAGCGTTTCCCTGCGCGACCCGTGGGAACGAGCGCGACATGGTTAGCTATGATGTCGTACTGACGAGCTTTGCCGATTGCGGTTTGCTGGTATTCGGCATCGTAGCCAGACGAAATTTGATCAACACCCTCTTCAAGAATCACCTTTATGGCCTCGGCTTTCTTGACCACGATGTCGGCGATCATTAAATCTGATTGGTCACCTGTTCCGCGCCTGACGTTTTGAACGTGTCCAGCGGCGTAACGGCCCCAGTTATCAGGTGTTACATCTTCGATGGGGTGAGATACTGTGAACGTCATTCCCTCAAAGCTGGCGAGTGTTTCAGGGCGAAAGACCTCATCCTCCGTCCTTTCCACTAAGATCTCACCATCACTATCAGGCTCGATATCATCCAGTTCTTCGCCACCGTAAAGCTGCACCCCTGTTCGGCCTATTGGTACGTCTTTGCACAATAGGCCACCGTCGCTCATGGTGAAGCGCGTTTCTCCCAGGCGGGAGTTATAGAAATATTGCATGGGTTATCTTTCCGGAATGATGACTTCGCAGTAACAACGGCAGTTAGGTAATGCGCCCGCATGGCCCGTCATACCGTCAAGGGTCGGCGGGTTATCCCAGCGAACAAACTTACCTTCCATTTTCTGATGTGAGTGGCGAACATCGCTATCCTCGGCGGTGCGCCAGATGTAACCGCTGGAACCGATAGAGAGTGAACGGGCCTGTGTTAGTGCCGTTGATGCCCTCCCTATTTCTGTACGGGCGATCATATTGGCGCGGGATATTGCCACATCACCAGATTTGGCAATTTCTTTAGCGAATGGCTCGGCACGCCCACCGGTGATTACCGCCTCTAGCGCCTGATTATGGATGTCCTGCACTCTGTCTGCAGCCTGCAAGGGCAGCGACTTGATGAGTTTTATCTGCTCTTCCACGATGTTACGGGCCACCTGCCCCACAGCGGTGTTTTCCACTATCTGGCGCAAACCCGCTGATATTTCCTGCGAGTTACTGCGCCACATCGCCACGTCTTTTGCATTAATGGCATCGAACATCTTACTGGCGGTGGTTCTGGCCCAGCCATCAATCAGGTCTGAATAGCGGTTCAGGCTATCCATAACGTGATAGACGGAATCATTAGAACCATCGTAAGTACCATTTACGATGTCGCCGACCATTCGCGCTATCTTGCGTAGCTGCGTTTGATATTGAATTTCCGCGCGCCGTGATTTCAAGCGGGTTGAGATCTGCGCCTTCGCCGAGGTTCGGCGGGTCGATGTCTTTCGCACTCTCTATATCCTCATCGCTGATACTGGAGCCGATACCGATAATGCCTGCTTTGTCCCTGAGTTCAGTCATGCCACCCTGCAGCGTCAGCAAGCCTGAGTCCATTGCAGCATTAATGGTATTAACGGTTTTCTCCGCGACGTCAGCCCGATCAGGTTCCGACATCTGCCACAGCGGGTTGAAATCAAATGAGAAACCGTCTGGCAGTGGCGAACTAAACTCGGAGTAGTGGATCACTTCGAATAATCGGCGCAGTGGACGACGCAAACGGCGCTCTTGTTGAGTTCCGATATTGTCGTAGTAGTTAGCCAGGTCAGCGTCACCGGTTGAGAACCCTGCAGGAGACTGACCAAACAAGCGCACCAGCGGGATACCAATGGCACCGGCTATCTGTTGGGCAAACTGCGCCATCACATCAGACAATCCACCGAATGCATAACTGTGCGTTTCAAACGTATCGGTGGCATCCATCAGGGTCAGGCCCTCAGTGCTTTGAAATTGCCGGATCATATCCATGCTTTTCATTAGCCCATCAAAGGCCTTGCCCCCCATCGCGACCAGCTCACGAAACTTATTGATTTTGTAGGTACGTAGATGCGCCTTAAAAATCAACTGTGCCGCACCGGTCGAGGTGCTATCAAACGCTAGCAACCGGTCAAACAGCCGCTCTATTACCGACATGCCCCATTCATTCTCTGTTCGCTTCTGCTGATACGGGAGGCCAACACCATCAAGGCGAATCACCCTGCTGTGGTGAATTTTCATGCTCGGGATACCGCCGCCGGTGGTCACCACCTGGTAATATTTAGGCATACCGAGATCTGGCCCCATCTCGGTCACTCGTTCGCTGATGGTTGGGTTAACCATCCAACGGTCGAGCACCAGTAGCCCTTTAAACGCATCTTTGCCGATGGTTTCTACCCGTAGTGGTGTTTCCGGCGCTTGGCCGTCAATCATGATGAAACCAATTGCCCCACCGTACAGCCGTGACCATTTGATCGTGTCGTTGAGAGCATCCCAGAGGGATAACTCTTCCCAGCGCCCCTCTATTCGCATCTTGGCATCCGGTGCCATCTTGGAGGTGATGTTAATCCCCTTGCGGGTCATATCATCTGCGATGGTGTCTACCGCCGCGCCCACCAGCCAAGACGAGCGGTAAGCGTTTTCTATCAGTTGGCGGTTGCGGGAGGTCCAATTCGGTTGGTAGCTATAATCCGCGCTTTGGTTCTCAGTTCGCAGTCCATATCGAGCAGTGAGGTTTTGATAGCTATCAGTGGTTCGTTGGGGTGATGACGCCTTGCCTACTTTACGTTTTCTCGACATTACGCCCCCCCGAGCCGTAGCCAGATATCCAGCGCATTATCCATTGGTGCATATAAAATCATTGCAGAATCCGCCAGGTTGGGTGACTTGGTGCCGTCAGGTTTTTTATCCACCACAATTTTCCCTACGCCATTGACTGAGTAGGTGGGTTGCGACAATTCAGAGGTTAATTTGGTCAGGTTTTTGAGGTCTTTCGGGATGGAGATAATCTCATCGGGATCGAACTCCATATTTTCCTTAACCGCCCGATACGTTTTCTGGAACCGGGTGCGCAGACTCCACCAGCCCTGAGCTTTGGCGTTCGCAAAGAAATCCTTGTTAAGCCGCCCCTGTTGACCGTTATCGCCGGGAATGGCCTCATCATCGGGATCGGTTACACCGCCGCTACCACGGAATGGCGTGGCGACAATATGCCGCCTGCGTTGCTCTTCGCGCTGCTCGTTGATAACACGGGCATCACCACGCGCACCGGCCCCCAATCCATCGGTATCAAAGCGGAAAGTTTCGAGGTTTTGTGCATCGCAAATATCAAAGGCTTTTTGTACGGTACCGAAAATATCATCGCCTTTTCCCGACCACTCTTCGATGCTTTCGAGTAAGAAACCGTGACGACCGGCAAAGGCATTGGTGTCCTTGCCCTCGTCGGCGATATCGAGCGCACCTAAGCGCTGGCCGGTTGGCACAATACCCAAGACCTCATGCGCGTTTATTGCTGCCTGTACCCATGCGGATGGAATCAATACGCCCTCAACAGAGGCGCTATAGTTAATATCAATTTCCTGCGCCACGGTAACGGTGTCGAGATTCTCAACCTGCTTTTGATACCAGGCATCATCTTTGCGCGGGTCGTCGCGCCAGTGAAAGGTGAATACTTTAATCTTGCCGCTATGCCGCCGTTCAGCGAATGAGTTAGCCATACCGTTTGGCGTTGATATATCCTGCCGACAGTTGGTGGTTGCTGACAGAGACGCATCGACCAGATAAGGCCGCTCCAGGAACGCGGATTCATCGACTATGTAAAAGCTGGTGCGGTCACCGCGCCCTATCCCGTCACCCGCCTCGCCGGTCATGGCTGATTCAGTTTCTGGGAATAAGATACGCATGTGTGGCGCGTGCTGCTTTAGGCTCCAGCCACCGCGAAACTCAGTTGGTAACAGAGAGATGAAATTACGGGCTTTATCGAACAGCGATTTAGGCGAGCCGATTTTATCAACATACTCCTCTTTGCGAGAACCGAACCCGGCAAACACACCACGGTTAAACAGGCAAAGTGAGGAGGCCATACCAACGGTCAGCCACGACATCCCCATATCACGGGTTTTCTCGGTAATGCCCGGTTCAGCATTACGCCAGCGTTCAACAAACCACTCGATCCACTCCTCCTGCTTTGGGAATAAGAGGAACGGGATACGGGCTGGCAATCCACGCTCAACGTTGCGGGGGTCTACTGTCATGCCCCAATCAATAATGAACTGTGCGGGGTTGTCTTTGTAAAACGCTTTCATAACCGGCAACAATTCAGGCTGCTGACGAATGCGCTGCAATCGCTCCATTCGCCACTCAAAAACCTGCATGTAGTCCGGGTTTTTGAAGTCAAAAGGGAACGGTAATGGCACGGTGTTTCTCCATGGAAAATATACACACCATACACACAAAATATTGCAATTGGTGTGTATGGTGTGTATATTAATCACATCAGCAAATAACAAGGAGTTAGGGTGAAAAGTTCGGAGCTGATAAAACGACTCGAAGCAAATGGTTGGAAGTTGATGAGAGTTAAAGGCAGTCATCATCAATTCAAACATCCTGATTTCGCGGCAGTCATAACAGTACCGCATCCAAAGAAGGACATTAAACCGGGAACCCTCCGGCAAATTCTGAAAGATGCAAACCTTAGTTAACAAAGCGCCCTCCGGGGCGCTATCAAGCAACGCAGGAGTTTTATATGGCTATCTATCCCGCATACGTTCATGTCGATAGTGATGGCTCGGCAAGCGGTTATTTCCCTGACGTCAAAGGCTGTATTTTTGCCATTGATGCCGGAGAGGATTTATTTGCAGAGGCATCAAGCGCCCTGGAGGCGCACTTTGAGGCGTTGGTGTCTGAGGGTATTGAGATACCCGAGGCGCATGATATGCCTTTCCACTACCACACCAATCCGAGCAATTACAGTGACGGCGGCCAGTGGTATAACGTGAGTATTGATATGTCAAAATATGACGGAAAAGCCGAGCGGATTAACGTCACTCTTCCTCACCGGCTGATCCATCAAATCGATACCATTGTTAAGGTGCGTCCAGAGTACGCCAGCCGGAGTAATTTTCTAGCCGAAGCAGCACGTAAAGAATTACAGAAATTAGCGTAA